GGGCGACAGACGGCCAGGCGGGTGACATGTCGCCAGCGGCCTCGATCAGGTCGTCGAGCATGGCGTTCATCGCCCCACCAGTGCCGGCGGCCGCCTTCGCGCGTGCACGGGACCGCTGCTTCGACGCATAGCGGGAGCCGGCACTCACAGTGCCGTCCATTGCGCGTAGAGAGTGGCGCTGACAGTGAACGGGTAGGAGGCCTCGTTGGCGTAGGCAGTGCCCGAACCGTCAGCAGCCGTGTTCCAGCCGGCGAATGTGAACCCAGCACGGGTGAACGAGTTGACGGTCAACGGGGTTGCCACATTAGTCGCCTGATTGGCCATCGACCCGGATCCGCCGTTGGCGTTGAACGTCACGGTGTAGGTCGGCAACGCCGTCCATCGGGCATACAGGGTGACGGGTCCAGTGAACGGGTAGGAGGCTTCGTCCTCGTAGAGGATGCCCGTAGCGGTCCGCCAGCCGGCGAACGTGAACCCAGCACGAGTGAACTCGTTGGACGTCAGCGCAGTCGCCACGTTCGCGGCCTGCGACGGCATCGACCCAGACCCGCCATTAGCGTCAAACGACACCACCTGATCGGGCAACGCAGCGAGTTCAGCAGCCGTCGGGGCCCGCATCCACGACGCGACCCCCATCCGGATCGAACCGACAGCCTTCCTCGACACCTTCCACGGGTCGAGCTGCTCCCGCTCATCATCCGTCAGGAGTCGCACGGGGCCACCGGTGTACGTCAGCCCATCCGGCCCGGAGTACGAGGACCGCTGCTGCGGATTCGCCAGGAGACGGCCAGCGATCCTCTTGATGATCAGCGCAACGCCCATCGGCAGCGTCGCCGCCGTCCACGGAACATCGCCCCGCTCGCAGTAGTTCATGACCGCGTCCTGCGCGTCCTGAAGGCTCGCCTCTGCAGCACTGGTCAGTGACGCGCCGATCGTCTGCTGCAGGTGCAGCTCGAGATCCGCAACCGTCAGGATCAGCGCCATCGTTGCTCCCTCAGGTTGTCGGGGTGGCTGCGTGGTGGCGCTGCGGGGTGCGGGCCCCCCCACCACGATCGGGCGAGACCTGCTAGGAGGTCTTGATGCCGGCGACGACGAGCGACGTCGGACGGGTGACCTTGCTGCCGTACAGGTGCAGGCCCTTGAGGGCGTCGCCGAACCGCTTCTCGGGGCGGTAGGCCTCGACCTTGTTGATCTGCTCCGCGTAGCTCGTCGCGATCGGGGAGCCGGCGTAGCCGACCTTCGTGGCTCCCGACAGGACCGTGTCGGTCTGGGTGCCGTTGGTCGCGCCGGCGGTGTCCATCGTGGCGACGGAGCCGTCAGCGTTGACCGAGGCGATCTTCGAGCCGCCCGTCACCCGGGTGCCCGCGACGGTCAGGCCGATGTCGGCCTGGGTGAAGTCACCAGCCGCGCCGGTGAGCGTTCCCGCCGTGGTGGCCACGGTGATGGTGCCGGTGACCGCGCGAGCGGCCGCTCCGGAGTTGTTGGACTTGAAGATGGTGAAGCCGGCGGCATCGCCGACGATGCCGTTGTGCAGGGCGTTGCCGCCCGACTCGTTGGCCTTCACGAAGCGGCTGTCGAGCAGCAGCTTGCCGTAGGCGGCCGGCGCGATGACGGCGAAGCGGCCCTCTGTGGGGACGTCGGCCTCGTCGAGCTTGACGCTGGCCGGGACGAGGAACGCGTCGTACACGTTCGTCGCGGTGGTGGCGTCGACGACGCCGAGGGCGTTGCCAGCGGCCAGGCGCATCTTCTTCGCCACGAAGCGGTCGGCGACGTCGCGCAGGCCCCAGGCTGCGCGCTGCGCGGCCTCGGTCATCAGCGCCCCGCCGTTCTTGACCTGGCGCATGTCGATGTCGTCGACCTGGAAGTTGAACGACTTCGCCTGGTCGATGAGGAGCGTGAGCTCGGCATCGGTCAGGCTCTCGACGGCACCGAGGTCGGTGTCCTTGACGTAGTCGCTGATCGTCGGATCGGCGACGGAGACGATGTGGACGGTGTCGCCGGCGTCGGCGATGTCACCTTCGTAGTTGCGGTTCACGCACGGCGCGCCCGCGAACACGGTCGCCTTCTCCAGGACGGAGAGGAGAGTGGATGCCCAGATCTCGGGCTGGAACTTGGTGATCGCCATGGTGGCGCTCCTTCAGTGGTGGGGGTGAGGGGGCTCGCCGCTACTCAGCAGCGGCGAGGACGCCTAGCGCAACCAGCGCATCGGCAACGGCATTGATGACGGTGGCGTCATCACCGACAGCAACGCCCAGGATGCGCAGCCTTCGATCCTTGGCTAGGCGCCGAGCAGCAAGTTGAGGCGACCCTCTTGACGGGCCTTCTCGATCTCGCCGAACTTCTTCTCGGCATACAGCTGCGACAATTCCTGTTGAGTCACCTGCTTCACGCCAGATGAATCACCGCGCCCGCCCTGACCGAGGTCAACGGGTCCGCGTGGAGCGAGGCGAGCGACCGCTTGGGCGATCGCATCCTCATCAACCTCACCGTCGGCATCCACGAACCGAGCCATGCTCAGGTCTTCGACCAGAGCAGCCGCGTCCGCGGGCTTCATGCGAGTCTCGAGCTGCGCCTTCAGCGTGGCCTTGGCGGCCCTTTCACCGAAGTTGCGCTGTACCTCAGCGAGGGTCTCCTCGCGAGTCTTGGCGATGGCCTTCTCCAGATCCGTCGCGCTTGCCTTCTCGATCTCATCGAGTCGAGCAGCCTTCGCCTTCAGATCCTCGAAGCCCTCGTACTTCTTCCGTTCGCGAGCCAGTCGCTGGTCGATCTGGCGCTCCAGATCGGCCTGGGTGAAGGTCTTCCCGCTGCTATTCGCAGCGTCTGCCCCGTCATGGGCCGGTGGTGCGCCCGCATCGCTGCTCGAGCCGCTGTCGCCAGCCCCGGAGCCGCCGTTGGCCCCATCGTCGGGTTCTGGCAGTGGGAGAGTTCCCCACATGCTGTCGGGGAACGAGATGCCGGCGATGCGTGAACGGTTGATGCGATGCATGGGTTGCTCCGGATGGGTTCGTGGTGCCCGGCATTAGGCGCTGCCGTCGCGCTGACCGACTGAAAGCGCAGTCGTCACGCTCCAACCCGAGGGTCAGACGCTTAAGGGGCGGCAGGCACCGCGGGAATCGGCGGCGCGAGCGGCTCACTCGCGCGTCGACTGATCTCCTGCGGCGACATGCCGATGATGTTCAGGCGGATCCAGTCGTCCGGCATGCCGGCCGCCTTCGCCTTCGAGGCTGCATCGAACCGCTCGGCGAGGCTCGGAATCGCAGGCGGAGTCCACAGGATCTCCATGTCACGGGCCGACGACCTGGTCGTGTCGCCGATCCACATGAACATCAGGCGGCACACGTCTTCCCACGATTCCGAGGTGGGGCCCATCCGATCGGTGACCTTGTGGATCAGCCCCGACTCGACGAGCTCCGTGCCGGCGGCCGATTGATTCTGCGAGTCGGGGCTCGTCGACGGCAGCGGCATCCGCATGACGGCAGCGAAGTCCTTGATGTCATCCCTCGCGGCCAGGAGCATCGGCGTGATGTCGGTCATCTGCGATTCCCACACCTCGACGCCTTCGGGCACCTGCCACAGGGCGGCTGGGTCGGCGGCGAATACCCCGTCGTAGTCGATGTCGTTGCCGTTCTCGTCCTTCACCGGGAGCCCCTTGAGCATGCGCTGCCGGAACGCCTGCATTGACGAGGTCACCAGCCGCTGCAGGATGGTCGAGTTGATCCGGTCCAGGACATCGGTGTGCTTCTCAAACTCGCCCCAGTAGCTGCGGCCGTCGATGTCGAGCTGGTTCGGGAACCACACGACGGGCACCTGCTGGAAGGGCAGCATCGCCGGGAAGTCGGGGTCGCCGATCCACTGCCACTTGCCCACGGCACCGAGGGCAGACCTGATGCGCTCGGCACGCCAGACCATTGCCTGGCGGCCTTGCGCCCCGCGCATGTAGAGGTAGGCGTGGTCCAGTCCGGTCCACTCATCGGTGAACGTCTTGACTGCGGCGCGGATCTGCCGGCGGCGTGCGGGGTTGCAGGCGATCGCGATGTTTCGGGGGTCCTCGATCGTTACCAGGGGTGCGCCGACGTCAGGATCGACGTCGCCGACGATCGCGAAGGCCTCGCCCATGGAGAACATCGCGCGATGGAGCGCGGGCGAGTCGGCGTCGAGCTGGTTGGCCTGCCACATGTCCCAGGCCTGCGAGTCACCCTGCTGGTCGCCGGTGGCGCCGGTGCGGATTGCGGCGATGTGGAACCGGTCCATCATCATGTCGATCGAGAGGCCCGCGAAGTTGGTGCGCGACCGCTTCTGGAAGTCCAGGTACGCCTCGCGGGCCGCCTTCGCGATGTCCATGAGCGGAGCGTCGCCGGCGGCGTACTGGGCAAGGCGCTCGAGGTTCGGCCGCTTCACCTCAAGGGCCTTCTCTAGCTGTACAAGCCACCAGTCCGGTGACAGCCGAGTTGACGGATCAATCTGGACCCGTGGGAGGGAGGCGGCATCGACGCTCATCGAGTTGGCCTCCTAACGCAGTCGACGCGGGGTGTAGGACTGAGGCTTGACAGGCTCAGGCGTGGTGACGAGCAGGTACATGGCTTCGATCCCCGCGACCAGGGGCGCAATGTCGACGGGTGACGCCTTGCGATCAGGTACCCAGCTGTCACCGATTGGGCGGATCGCGAGCTGCCGTATCGCGGAGTCGAGCTGCTCCTGGCCGATGTGCACGACCCCGCCCTTGAGGACGGCGTCGTAGAACATGCCCGACGCGCGGCCGAGCTCCTGGACAGATAGCGGCTTGACGAGGTCCTCGCCGAGCTTCTCCTTCAGCGGCTCGAGGAGGCTCGACACCGGCGCACCGGACCCTTGCAGCCCCACCGCGGTGATCGTCCGGCGCGTCTTGCG